CCTCCAAGCTGGATGAAAAGGACTGATAAATAGATCGCTCACTCACTTGCCCTTAAGACCAATAATAAACAGTAGTAAGGCCACGGCCCCGCCCACAACACCGAGCACAGCAACGCCAACACCAGTCCAAACAAGTCCATCACGAATGGCTTTCTTTCGAGCAGCCTTCTTAGCTTCTGCACGCTTACGCTCGTTTTCTCTTAGCTGTTTACGATTTGCAATGAATGTGCAGTAATCATCCCAAAGACCGGGGCGTCCTGCATAGATGAATTGACGTTTGATTTCAGCCTCATGTCTCTTGATGTCCTCAAGAGCCCAAAAAGCTTCCATGTCCCCGCTGGCTGCGGCTTTCTGGATTTCTTCTTTGGAATCGGCGAGCTTGGTAAGATCTTTACCCATCTCGCCTACAGATTGAACGTGGCCTGCGAACTCTTTGATGGCCCCTATCGCTTCATTTGCAATTTTAATTGCAGCAATGGCCTCAAAGATCATCGCAGCATCTCCTATGTCGTGTTACGTCTCATCATGTTCTCTCTCTGCATGGCGATACGTTCCATGTTCACGTCGTTGCGATTATCTGCAATCTCTTCTTGAGACTCAATTCTAGCAGCATCGGTTGCTGCACGCTGCATCATTTTTTGACGCTCGATCTCGAGATTTGCCTGATCAACCTTAGACCGGCGTTCTACATCGGCTGCCTTAATAGCAAGCTCTTGCTGGCGAATAGCAACCAATGGGTCTTGTTCGCCCTGCTGTTGTGGACTGATCTGCTGCATAACCTGAGCAAGCAGTTCTGCCTGAACCTGAGCAACACGCGTTTCGATCTGCTCTGGTGGGATTTGAGGCTGAACCTGAGCCATCCGTGGATCAATCGCCCCCATTTGAGCGGCCCCCTGTAATTCAAGAGTCATCTGCTTAATTTCTTCTTCAACCATCATCCGAGCCTTGAATGCAATGTGCTCTTGAATGTGAGCCAAGAACATTCCATAAGCTTGTGGCGACGCCTGCACTAACGGTGTCTGCATCAGTACAACGTGAGCCATGATGTGTGCATCATGATCCTGCTCTGGAAACGCCTGTAAAAGCTGCCCGCTCAATCCACGAGCATTCTCAATTGCCGGATCTGTTGGCTGAGGCTGCGGTGGAGGCGGTAAGATATCGTCGATGTTCTGAACTTCCAATGCCTGATACATACGTTTGTACGCCGCATGCAGGTTGTGCATCTCAGGATTAGACTGAGCCAACTGCAACTGAGTCTGCGCGAGTGTTACACGTTGCGCCATCGAGAAGATGTTCGGGTCAGAAACAGGCAGTACATCAACACGGTCGTCAAAGTCTGACTGCATGATCGTGGCATCACCACCCGGTACCATATACGGGTACTGCTGTGGCATGTAATCACGAATGATGCCTGCTAACAGACGGAACTCGGTCTTCTGTGCGTAATGCAACCGCTTATGGATCGCACTCATCACCTTCATGCCGCGCTCAAGTAGCGCGACTGTTGTACCTACAGGCTGTTGCTGTGATCCCGGTGAGCCGGTTTGCTGGTCGGCAATGGAAACAAACCGCCGCCCAGATTCAATAAGGACTCCCAAAAGTTGCGCCAACGTCGCCGACGGTTCTTTGTACGGGAGTGGGATAATTGAATTCCGTATGTCTCCGCCAGGAGCGTCAATGTCCCTGAACTCGCCAGGGGCAATTGGTTCATCGTCGTTACGAACGCGGATACCCCGCGCCTTGAATCCGGAAGGTAAGTTCGCCAATGTACCCGCATCGATCAACTGCCTCAAAATTGAAGTGGCTGCTTTGCCCAGCCCTCCAATCATGTGGATCAGGCCGAACCCATAGAACCCCAATCCCGGCAAGAACTTGTAATGAACGAAGTACTGTTGCTTACGCTTCAGCGGGTCGCCTTCTTCATAGTTCCTGCGGATGGACAGCACCTCGCCCGAACTTTGGTCGATGGTGACAATATACGGAAGCTTGACCCCCGTAGGCTCGCCATTCTGATCTAAGTCCTCGAAACCTTCAATATCTAAATCCGTGTGGATTTCAAAAATCGTCAGGACATCATCTGATGATTCTGATTTGTCTATTCCCTGAAGCTCGCGAACCTTGTCTTTAACTGTGTCATCTTCTTCGTCATAGCCAGTCTGAAGATCAACATCTCTGTAGAAACCAACAACTTGTAGCTTGCGAACTTGATTTTCGTCCATGCGAAGAATGTGTGTAACCCGCGATGAAGTTGCAAGATCACTCGTCGTGTAGGGGACAACCAAGTCTTCGGCAGGCACAAATCGAGATACCGGTCTTTGTTTTGTTTCATCGTAGTAAACCTTTTTAAACGTCGATCCACACAGCGGTAAATAGAACAGCATCTGATCCGTGTCAGGATCGTACTCTTCCATCACCTCAGTCACCATGTAGTTCATGAAGTTCTTAACACGGGTAGCCTGATCTTCGATCTCTGGAGTCTTCGCGCCAATAACTTCAGCCCGAACTGGCCCGCCCGCTGGCAGTAATTCTTTGTATGCCTGAGCTTGGAACTGAGTGACCGACTCAGCAATAATCGGATGCGTTACCCCTGATGCCCCTTGAAAGGGTTGGCTACGCTCTTTTGTTTTGACTCCGAGCAGGTCGAGACCTTGAGTGTAGGCTTCTTGCCACTCGCTTCGTGAATCTTGATCGTCTTCGACTCTTGCTCGAAGGTCGCTCGATATTTCACCCAAGATTGATTCATCAAGAATTTCAGCAAGGTTGGCATTATGGTCGTATTCTTCTGTGACAACTTCGGCTCCTTCCTCTCCCATCAATGCTTGGATGATCGCGCCACCCGCGCCATCGTCCATAATTTCAGCACCGCCAGCAAAATCCTCCGGCTGTGAAATATCCACTTCCATTCCTGGGACCGCTTCGATGGAGCTGTCCACCATGCCTTGCATCATATTCGAGGGAACTGACATCAGTAATACTCTCTCACTCTAGGAATATCGTTTTCTTCATCGCCGTCTTCACCGTCTAAGAAGACAAACCCACCTTGACGGAAGCGAATCAACGCCATCGTCATACTATCGACCAAGTCATCATAGTCACCCATCGGAAATGCAGCGCATTCTTCAATGACTTCGTCGGCAAAAGACTTTTCAGGTGCCCAAACCATACCCGCTTCAAATAGCGGTGCGACGGTGTGCATCCGCGTGACCTTATCACGGCCTTTCGACGGAGTATAATTCACAACAGGTATCCCTGTCCTCCGCAATTCATCACTGAGCGGCGTACCTGTGGCCTTGGCTTCAATCAAAACCATGTCTGGTTCCCAGTAATCATGCTCTTCAAGGGCCACTTCCTTCAATTCGGGGAAGTTCCATCGTCCTTTCCGCGCATCCAATAGGATAATATGGTCTGAACCTCCTTCCTCTGGCTCAAATATTCCCCATGTGGTAATGGCGGAATAGTCCGCGGTCTCTTTCTTCGAGAACGCAGTATCATAGCTCTGCAAGACATACTTGATCGGCGGGACATCCTCTTTTTCCCAGACACGCCACCATTCCTTCTTAACAATCGCCCCTTCAGACGCTGTTGGTTGCTGTTGCCACTGTGCATTCCACTTCGCAAGCGGAAGAGCAGCCTTAACCTTGAGCAAATCGTCCTTATTCCAGAACTCAGGCCACAATGGTTCGTCCGATGGCATGATTGCAGGGAACTCAACGACCTCCCACTCGTCCGACATCACGTCTTCGCCCTGTGCTTTGAGCAAACGACCGGTCAAATCCTTGGTTCCCCACCGAGTCATGACCACAATGATGGCTCCGCCCGGTTGCAAACGCTGTCGAGGACCAGATGTGTACCATTCGTAAGCATGATCGAACGCAGTTTCGGATAATGCGTCTTGTTCCGAGTGCGGATCGTCAATAATAAACAAATCAGCACCACGACCAGTCACCGCGGCACCCACACCAGCGGCAAAATATTCGCCGCCCTCGGCAGTTCCCCATCGACCGGCTGCTTTGTCATCAGATTTTAAGTGAGTATTTGTGAAAATATCACGATAAATCTCAGAACCCATCAAATCACGCACTTTCCTACCAAAACGCACAGCAAGTTCTGTATTGTGCGTGGCCTGAATGATCTTCAACTTCGGATTTCGGCCCAAGAACCATGCTGGCATGAGATAAGAAGCGAATTCAGACTTGGAATGACGCGGTGGCATGTTAACAATTAGCCGTTTCAGTTCACCTTTTGCAATGCGTTCCAGTTTTTCTGCAATGATTCGGTGGTGACGGCCCTCAATGAAGCCGTCATAGACGTGATGAACGAAGGGCATGAACTGATCTTGCGCTTTCTCACGCGTTTCGAGGCGGATTTCCGCCTCTTTCAGTGAGAGAATCTCCTTGAGAACCTCTTCAGGTAACGCTTCGAGTGCTGCTTGGTCCATTAACTAACCGGGAAAAGGGGCGAAAACCGTTTCGATGCCTGATAGCTCGGACGTAAACGTGTCGGTGCCAAGCTCGGCAGTCCCGTGTAAGCATACGAAATTGGTCCACGCTGCTGATATTGATAGGGCTGAACAAGCACTCGACCCTGATCATCAACGACAGGAGCTTCTGGCGGTTGCTCAACCGGAGGTGGTAAAATTTGTTGACCACCGTCACCGCCTTGCATCTCTCGTTGTTGCTCGTCTATTGTACGCTGGCGAGCGTACAGTTCCTCAATATTCTCAGGTGTCCCACCCGTGAAAATATCTCCTATCCGATCCATCATGCCTGCACTGTCATAAACAACATTGCCTCTGGCATCATAAGCCGCGGTCCGACCACCTTCACCAATCGGTCCGCCAGCAGTCACTACATCTAATCCTTGCGGGTTGTAGTTAGCTGTGCCTTCAGGAACTGGACTGCCATCAATCGTACGAATACCGCGCTCCGCAATTGCATTGGCTAAAGCAGCGTCTGGATTGAAAAGCGCGTCCGCAACTCCTTCAAGCACTCCAACACCCGTCGGAATCTTCGCGCCAAATACATCAATTGAGCCCGGAAGTCCTGTGTCAAAACCAAACTGCTTGTCTCTGTAAGCTTCTGCTCGTGCAGCTTCAAGATTGGCTTGAGCTTCCGCTAACGTGTAATCCGGGGCCCGAGGATCTTGGCCCGCGATTTCTCTTCTTTCGGCTGTGGCACCTATAGGAATGCCAGTCATTTCTGCATCAACACCTTGCTGAGACATACGCTCGGCATCTGTCAAAGTTGCAGCCTGTGGAGTGGCTATGCCACGCCCGCCATAAATTGCTTCGTCTTCTGGCTGCTCTTGGAATTGATTTGTGTCCGCGATCTCATATTCCCCGGGACTGAAGTAACCTTCACGATCCTTCTGCATTGCCCTATCTAAAGTCACCGGAGTTCTGTTTGCAGCAGCAGTTGATCTAGCAATTAAATCATTAGCTAACTGCATCTGCTCAAGGTCAAACTGCTGTGGGCTGTCGGACATGACTCCCGCAGAAATGCGCGGGTCGAAAGTTCCTTGGACCGAGGGCTGAACATCAAAAGTCTGTGACCCCGTCAAAGCCAGCTCTTGCGGTGTCCGACTGGTCGAGACCGCTGGACCGGTTAACCCAATAATCCCCGCAACTTCTTGTGCCGGAACACCAGTTTCCAGCTCAACTTCTTTCGATACTTGAGATAACACCTGTTCTGCAGGAGTTCCGGGTTGTGCTTGAGGCTGAAGACCTCCTTCTAACACGTTGCTTGGTTCAAAGACATCAATGTCGTCCATGAACAAGCTGCCACCCATTACTGGATCGGCGCGTACGCCTTCTGCCACACGTCCGGGGACAGCTTGGTCCAAAATACCAGAAGCAATTTGCGCGACTTCAGGGGTTAGTCCGGGAGTGACCTGACGAGCAGCCTCAACTTTTGCCGGTTCCAATGCCGCTTGAGTTATTGCCGTGCCTTGAGGTCCTTGGTCCGCGGCCCGCGAACCGGGAGTCGTGCCAAAACCTTCACCAAAATCTGTTCCTGCCGCACCCCTAATCGCATCCATAATCGAAGAAGTGTCAGTGCCTGCAGCCTTAGCAGCTTCTTGAACTGAACGGCTAGACGTGACAGGTGTCCCATCCCTTGAGCGGACAATGTTTCCATTGTTCGTTACAAATACATCCGAAGGAACTCCGGCCTTGGCCGCCGCAGCTTCTGCTTCAGTTTGCTTTGCAGTAGTTCCTGCGGAACCAGCTCCAAGTGCAGGACCTTCAGCGGGGCCAATACTTGGCCCGGGGCCATAGCCAATTGGCCCAAAGCCGCGGCCTGCCGCTCCACCTGGGTCAAATACATTTACACCCGCGGCAATTGAACCTACCGCTTGGTCATAACTATCAGCGACGCTTTGTGAAGGGCTGCCGAAACCGGAACGGTCTACACCCGGAGTCGCATCAATAGAGTTGGGAATACCGTCGCCGTCATTATCGTTTAACGAACCACCTCGGCCAACACCGCCAGACATGCCAGAAGTGACAGATTGGCCTGCGGCTTGTTGTTGAGACATGTTTTCAAAGTCAGCGGAAATCTGATCTAGCTCATTCATCTGAGCGTCTTGCGTACTCGGTCCGCCCGTGTCGCTGTCAGAAGGCCCACCAAAGCAGAAAAGCATTTCTTCCATTGGGTTGTC